GGTAAGTTCGGCTGATTCAATGATGTTTGCATATTCCATAATTGTGGTCTGTGTGGCCCCACCAGGGGCAGGACCAACGGTCTGGACCTGCAAAGAAAAACTATCCATCGTATCACCCCGTTATCTGCAGCTGGTCTGCGGACAGCCAGCCATATGAGCCAATATGCACCGGATAGGGATTGCCTTCAACTATCCGCGTCACAGTCGTGCTTAAGTTATTTGCGGTACCATAAGGTTTTGCCCCATAACTGTCACTCCAATACTTGCCATTGGCAATACAGGGGGCACCTACCCGCAATACTGGTGTTTCCACCTCCCGCGTTACCTCGGTAGTAGCTTCCGGAACGTCAGCAAGTGGTGTGGCAGGCGTGGTAATGATTGACACCACCTCCGGCTCATAGTTCCTATACTCGGTCAGTTCCACCTCATAATAGATGTCATTCGGTTCACCGCCCTTATCCTTTGTCTTAAAATCGCTGATGATGCATCGGATATTGGTGTCATAAAGTCCTGAACGGGATATGATTAGACGGCATTTTTGCTTCTTCTTTAATGCCTTCTCAAAATATTCAACGTAGCCATCTGGGCTCTTTGCATTACCATTGACATATGGGTCATCTAAGGAGCCAGGAAAGAAGCTTTCCCAGGAAACCACCTTTAGCGATGGCTTCCTGGGAACCACTATCTCACCAATCCCAATCACGGAATATGTCTTGTGGTCGGTTGGGTACTTGATTTCTATCTCTTCTGGATTTACAGGCAGTTTTACCTTCCGGCTTCCAAATTTTATATATATGGAGCAGCCATTTTTGATTTTTGCCATGGTGTGTATACTCCTATCTATCCATGTGATACCGATGTATGCGCCGCGGCCTGCTGGATGAGCAATACCTTAAGCTTGTCCGCGATATCTTTTGATGTCAGGTTTTTTGCAGCGGATTCCGGTATGGATACCGATATCTGTGGTGCCAGGGTTTGAAGTTCTACATTGTTCATATATCTCCGTTCAGCTAGGTCACGGTACAGTTTTATATCCTCATCAGATAGGTTGACATCTCCATCTATCTTTTTTACCCGGCCTACATCCCCTACATTTAAATCACCAGCTTCAGGGATGGATGACGTGTCAAACCCGCCAAATGTATCTGCAAGCGAGTCAAGACTGATGTCCATGTTGTCAAGTTTCGAGCCTAAATCAGCGCCGTATTTTCCCCATTCAGCTGCAGTTGCACCTACATCCAGATTTGCCATACGCTTAATCTGGATAGCATTTTCCCCGAATGTATTGTCTACCCAGCTACTAAGATTATCCCGGAATCCAGAGACAGCCCCCTGCAGGTTACTTCCGGTAAGAGCATCAATGGCGCCAGCGACAGTTTCCACCATGCTTAAAATGGCATCCAGTGCATCTGCAAATAGATGTGCTATCGCGGCCACAGGGTCATTGAATACATTTGCAAAAAACTCTGCAAATGACGCAATGACATTCCAGAGTGTAGCAAATACATTATGGCCGACCGCGTAAATCATGCCGAACACCTGTCCGACCCAGCCGCCCACTTCCTGCATCCCAAAACCAAACTGTTGGGCCGCTATAAGGGCCCCTGCTAACACTGCAACTAATAAAAGAATGGGCCAATGGGCCAGCATCCAGGCTCCCGCTGTTTTTAAAGCCCCTGCAATACTAATCAGAGCTGTTCTAATTGCCTGTGCACGTAAAATAGCATAGGCTACCCCGATAGCCGCCAGTATCGGAATAATGAAATCCAGGTTGTTCGACACCCAAAGTGCACCTTTCCCAATAATACTTAAGGCCCCAACACCAACTTTAGCTGCCAGGGAAAAGAGATTAATTAACCTTGTCATTGCCAGCTGTGCCTCATCTGTCTGAAGATACTTGTTCCACCCTTCAAAGCTATCCTGTAGGCTCTTCTGGATTTCATTCTTTCCCACTGTAAAAGCCTGGCTTAATGTCATGGGCATATCCCTGAAATTTTTTTCAATATCATCTGTGGCCTTTAACATTGCATTTTTTACAATTTCAGCAGTGATGGCCCCATCTGAAGCCAGTTCCCTTATCTCTCCCACGCTCACCCCTAGATAGTCTGCAATCGTGCGGATTATGTTTGGGGCTGACTCGAACACTGCGTTTAATTCCTCACCGCGGAGCACTCCGGATCCCAGTGCCTGTGTAAGCTGCAGGGAGGCGGAAGCAATTTCCTGCTGGCTTGCCCCGGCAATGATGAACTGTTTGTTCAGGTTCTCCGTAAACTGGATAAGCTCTGCATTATTGGAAAATGCTTCCTTTGCGTTTTGTCCTATTTTTGTAATAACATTTGCGGTATCCAGATAGGAGGTCCGTGTTCTCTGGGCTGATGCAAAAATCATGTCCTGGAGTGTTTCCGTGGATTGGAGTCCATCGTTTATCAGGTTCAGCTTCGCGTTTACCTGGGACAGTGAATCAGCTGTTCCCAAAAACATTTCGGTAAGTTTGACCGTGCCGGTGACTGCTAATATCCTTCTGAATGTGGATAGCAGTTTCCCTGCCTCACTGTTAGTTTCCTTGACACTCTGGGTGTGCGCCTGCTGATTGGAGACTACCTGCTGCTGGTTGGACATAATCTGCAGCAACGTCTGGTTCGTCTGCTGCATCTGGCTGCCCAGCTGGCGGATTGCACCTATGATGGCCCCAGCAGATTGCCCCATGGCATGTGTAAGGTTCTGCCCTAAAATGAATGATGCGTTATTCGCCTGCTGGAGGAGCTGGTTGGTTGTTGCAAGGGTGGTATTTATATCCTGTATTGCCGTAACGGTTTCCTCAGAATTTTTATTGAATAAATCCGTCACACTCTTGTCCAACGTGACAATCTGGTTCAGCGTGCGGTTCCCTGCGGCCTCAAATGTCTTAAAAGTAGAGGAAAAATTATCCGTCAGGACAAAAGCCTCATTTATTACACCCATTATTTATGCTTCACCTCCTTCGCCTCCTTCTTAATCAGCTCCCACATCAGGAGTTTTTCTTTGAGGCTCCTGTTAAGGACATCCGTGGGGTACACGCCGTGCTGACAGAGCATGTATTGGCACAGCTTTGAATCCAGCGTGTCCCCGGCAGCTAGTTTTTTGCTTCTTCCTCTACCTCACTAAGTTCGTCATCCGTTGATATGAAACCATTGAAGTTATTGATTTCCCTGACGAGTCTTCCATATTCTCCCGAAGATAACATCCTGCCCGGCACATCCAGCGGGTCAGCTGTCTTGTAATAATCACATAGTTCCGAATCCTTAAAATTAGGGGATATGACACAGGCGTCCACCAGAAGTTTCCCGTATTTCACACTATCCAATTCCCGAACAACCTGCCCGTTGATTTTCTCCCTCTTGGTTGCTTTTGTGGTCAGTTTATTATTGGTTTCCTGGTCAATAATCCTGATTACAAAAGGTACAACGTTCCCAACCTCATCCTTGAACCGTTCGGAAACAATCACCTCTTTAGTCTCATTCATGATTGGCGGCTGCAAAAAAGCTTTAATGTTTGACATGTTATCATCCTCCTAATTGTGTTGGGTCATTAAACCAGTTCAGGACCTCAATGCCTGTGTATGAGAATCCTACTTCCATCTCCAGGAAATCCGCATCTGCATCCAACATGGCCACAGGAAGCTTCTGAAGCTTCACATTGTAGAATACCACTGTCTGGGTCCCTACACTGGTTGTCGGGTCATCATTGGTTATCTGGATAGTAAAATATGGCAGCTTCCCGGTCCTTAAATACTCCTGCAGGAGCCTTAAAAAATACGGACTCCCATAATAAATCGTCATGGACCCACTTAGGGAAACCCCGGTTGTTTTCTTCTGTACCAAGGTCGTTCCCACTACCTTAAAATCACTCTCCTGAAATTCTGCATCAGACTGGAACTTCTTCAGCCCAAACATCTCATGGTTTTCCCCATCAATGGTCATGAATCCATTCCCGGATTTGCCATTAAGGGCATCACGTTCTAATAGAAACATTTATTTTCTACCTCCTTATTGCGTGGCAGTGTTTACGGATACCGTCACTATCATGTAAATCTTCTCTATACTGTCCACTGGCTGGATGGCAACATCAATCCGCACGGAGTCAACACTGTTTCCTTCTCTCACCTGTACATCATCTGCAACAAAGTTCTGGATACCGTTGCCGGCCTGTATCTCATTCAGATAGCCTA